CTATGGCGGATACGGAGTGGGCGGATCGAAAGGCTTGGGGATGCTAAAAGTCGATCAGGGCTTGGGCCCCTGGATGTTGTCCATGTCGTTCATGGGCAACGGCAAGGACGTGGCGCCCGCGGGGCTGGGTATCGATCAGGAATACGGATTCTCATTGGGCGTGGCCTACCGTTTGTCTTCCTTGCATTGATTGGAGGGAGGGGCGGAGGGTGAGGGACTACCCGCCCTATGCCCGGCAAGCCCCGTCGTTATTGATTCGCTACGCATTCGCGCCTCCGATGCGTCGTCAGTGTGTTGGAGTTCATTTTCCAGGCCCTGAGAAACGACGCGCTCCTCTTCGACCTCGGTGTTGATGTAATCTTGGGTTTGGGCCCAGGTCTTGTGGCGCATGTACCGGGAGGCAAGGGCCGGCCCGACCCCGTGTCGGTCCATGCTCGTCGCCGTCGAATGGCCGAAGGAGTGGAAGTCCCGCTTCTTCCCGTGGGCCATCAGGGGGATTCCCAGCCGTTCCATATCCCGGTGCAGAACCTCGGCCGCATGGCGGATTCCAAAGTCCAGGAGCGGGGCGCTCGGGTCCTTCCCTTGGGAGGCATCCCATAGGTCTTGCAACAGGGCGTCCGGGACGGTCTTTACGGCGTCCTTCCGGTCCTTCGCATCCTTCGCGGCCAGCTTGACCAGGGCGGAGGCCCACAGCATCGAGGAAACCCGCAGGGAGGCCAATTCCCGGCGGCGGAACCGCAGGAGGTAGGCGCACCGGTAGACCAGGCTCCGGGCCCAGGGAACGCCCTGGAATAGCTTCCGCAGCTCGTCCAGCTTGAAATCTCCCCGTGGGGACTTCGGACTCTTTTCCAGCGACCGGAAGGAAATAGGGGAGGCGGGCAGGTAGCCGGCGCGGGCCGCCCAGGAGCAGAACCCGACCACGGCGTAGCCGTAATGGTTCACAGTATTCGGCGCGAACCGCTTGGCCAGCCTGGCAATCTCCAGGTCGAAAGGCCCCTGCCGAAGGTCGGAAAGGGATTTCAGGCCCAGGCCGTCGATGAAGTGCTGGATATGGTCGCGCTGGTGCCGGTCATGCCCTTCGCCCCAGCCGTGCCCCCGCTTCCCGCCGTTAAGCTGGCCCCAGGCGATGTATTCCGCCAAACGGTCGGTGATCCCCTTGGTGTCGGCCACGGGCATATCCATCGCCAAAAGATGGGCCCGGCGCTCGACGGCCTGGCGGACCTGGTCCATCCATACCTTCGTCCCGTTCTCCGTTTCCCGGCCCTTGGGCGCTTTCCCAAGGGTGGGGTAGAGCTGCGCCAACGCCTGGTCCTCGTAAGCGGATTCGGTGTGAATCCGTACTCCGTAGTACGGCACGCGCTTTCCGCTGGCGAGCTTCCGGGGTTTGGTGGTGGAGTATTTCATCGGGTATTTTAAGGTACCGCTTAGTTAAAGTTTTGACTACTAATATTTAGAGATAATTTTGTTACTACGCGCATGGCGAGCATAGCGCGCAGGACGCGCACGGCGCGCGCCCATCCCTACTTCCCCCTAGCCTTCACCACTTCGCGCACCAGATCGGTTGGTTCCTCGTCGCAGAAAATCAGGCCCCGAGGATTCCAAAACGGACTGACCATGGCCTGATCCAAACGCGGAGCGGTGCCGACCCACTCTCCAATGTAGGGCCACGGCTCTTTACCCTTGTCTATGCCAGTGATTTTGGCTTTGAACCTTCCGCAACGACTTTCGTAGGTCTTACCCACTTCCAGCCGAAACAGCTTCTCCTTCTTCGGCCGAAGGCCTGCCCGAGTCTTCGAGGGCGGAACAGATTTCGAAATCTTCCCCTTGGGCTTCCCGGGGGTCTTTTTTTTAGTGGCCACTTTCACTTCCTTTCCTTAAGGGGTTGACGACCGCTCCCTCCTCCACCAGGGGTCCAGAAGGGGGGAGGGGAGGAGGGAACTGGTACGGTTTTAGAAGGGGAGATCGTCTTCTGGTTGCCGCTGCGCCGCGCCGGCCACGGGCTCAAACCCATAGCTCTTGGCGTTTCCGGATTCGTACTTCACAAGTTTCACGACCTGGACGGCGTTGAGGTAGAAACTGACTCCACCGCCGAAAGTCTTGTATGTGTTGGGCGAATAGTTCACCCGCACCTCGGAACCGTTCCCAATCATCACCCCATCCATGACTTCATTGCGGGCATCGAAAATCTTTGGCTTGAATTTGTCCGAGGTCTTGAAGGTGACATATAGGCGGCCGGTCTTCTGGTCGTTTTCGTCGTATTCCCATTTAATGGGCATCTGTTTGGGCATGGGCAAGCCGGTATTATCATCGATGGTCGCGGGTATCGCGGCGATTTCGGCGCGTACCTTTGTACACCACTCCTTCCAATCCGGATTGGCTGGGTCGAAGCACAAATCGATCTGGTACTTCGGCTCTCCTTTCTCGCGGCCCCGATCATCCTTTTGGATTTTCGGTTTGTTCAACCAAGCCCACTTGGCGATACCAAGAGGGGATACGAATCTTTCTTTCTTCTCGGCCATGATACAGACTCCTTTTAAGGGGCTTTGGGGGTGATGGGTGCGATAGCGTCGGCCCGCTTCTCGATGAAGGCGGCCATCTTAGAAACGGCGTTTTCGATCTCGATCATGGCGGCGTTGCCGGCGACGGTGACCGTCTTCGGCAGGGCAATCTCGCGTATGACCTGAGCCAGGGCGCGGATCTTCTCGGCGTCGGGCCGGGCGGCCTCGATGGCCTTGGCCCTGGCTTCTGCCTCGGCCCGCTCCCGCTCGGCGCGCTCCGCGGCTTCCCTGGCGTCCTGCTCGGCCTTGGCTTTCGCCTTCTCGGCTTCCTCCTTGCGGATCTGCTCCTCGCGGGCGGCTTGCTCGGCGGCGCGCTTCTTCGCCTCGAACTCCTCTTGTTCCTTCCGCAGGGCGGCGCGCTGTTCTTCCAGCACCTTGGCCGCGGCCTCTTGCTCGGCCTTGACATTGGCCAGGCGCTCGCGTTCGGCCTGCTCGGCGGCGGCGCGCTCCTGGGCAGCCTTTTCCTCGGCAGCCTTGCGCTCGGCTTCCTGCTTGGCCAAAGCTTCCTCGGCAGCGATGCGCAGCTTTTCCTTGGCTTCCCAGGCTTCCGTAGCCGACGCCAGGGCGAAATCGAATTGCATATCGCTCATGTTGGCGATCTCGGCCAGGGAAATCGGCGCCCCGACCTTCTGGAAGGCATCCACGCGGGCCTGTATCTTGGCGTCGATTGCTTTTTGCTTCTCGGCCTTGATGCGCTCGACCTCGGCCTTGTAGGCGGCTTCCTCGGCGTCCAAGTGTTCTTCGGCGGGGGTAATCAGGCCGGTGAGGTACTTGGCAACGGAATTGCAGGTTTTGATTTGCGCCTGGTGGTAATCGTTTTTCCCCTTGCGGATATTATCCAGCCGAATCCGTGCGTCCCGCAGTTCGATGCGGGTAGCATGGGCCACGGCGTAGCCGGCGCGGTCTTCCGGCCCGTTGATTTTCAGCGGCAACCCGCGGGAGGCCATGGCAATCAAGTCGGTTTCCGTGACCTCGAAATCGGCCATGATATCCGTGGGCAGTTTCGGCCGCAGCGTGGCCGGTGGCGGGGTCGATTCTTCTACGGCGTCCGCCGCATCCATGAATTCCTGGCGCATTGCCAGCCCTGCTTCTTCGCGCATGATCTCTTTCTCCTTCAGGTTTGGCGAACATTTCCGCATCGCCGATTTCGTAAATCCAGGTCTGAAAATCCTTGCCGCGCCAGTCGATGTTGTACCCGTCCGCCTTCGATTCCTCCATCGGGCTCTTCTGGCGCGTAGCGCCCGCCGTAGCGCCAGCGAAGGCGGAACCATTCTTCCTAGTCATCTTCCATACCTCCACGCCATCATTCCGTACACCAGGGCCGCCAGGGCCAGGATAAGCCGCTTCACTCCTTCACCTTTTCCAGGATGACGCGGGGGCCATCTTCATCACCGTTCGAATAGCACACGCCAAAGCAAAACCACCGGCTCCAATAGTGCTCCCCTGGTTTGGGTCTGCGGTATTTCCCGGTGACGCGGTATTTTCCGCCCGCCCCTCCCTCGACAATCCCAAACCTCGTCGGCGGCCTATGCTCTTTCGGCACTCGCACCTTCATTTCACACCAACCCAATCCACCCTACGGGCCGCGTAGTAGTACCGGCGAAAGCTCTCCACCAGCTCCGCGAAGGTCCGTGGGCATCCGGTCTTGAGGTAGTAGGCCTGCTCCTCGCGGATGTACTCGGCGTATACTTCGGGGTTCATGCCACCTTCCTCCGCGCTGCCCAAGCCGCCTCGCTGGCCTTCCGCGCACGCTCATCTTCCAGGGCTTGCCAGCATTCCCGGCCGACCAGGTAGGCGTTATCCAGGGGTTCCCAATCGAGGCCTTCCGGCGTAGCCGCCAGGGATTCCAGCTCGGGATCCGGGCGCAGGGCGTCCAGGTCCGGGGTGTACCCGTAGTCGGCGAGGCAGTCTTGGGTGTATTGATCCACTCCGTAGGACATCAGCGCGGATCCCCTTCCTTCACCGGGCCCAGCATTTCGGCGATCTCTTGCTCAATGGCCTGCTGGCGGTGCCTTTCCATGATCTTCCTCTGCGCCTCGACTTGAGCGCGTATCCAGTCGGTAGCTTCCTCCCAGGATGTTGCATAAGCGACAAGGGCGCTATAGGGTCGGTCCGGGGTCACCGGGTCCACCTTATGAGGTCCCGGATAGGGTAACTCGGGCACTACCTCCGGGGCCGAAGGCCCGGCGGAGCGTAGCGGAGCCGGAAAAGGCTTCTTCCTAGGCAACCTATCTGCTACCTGGATCAGGATGTAAAACAGGGCCTTGTAAAACCAATCGAGGAGGATCATTTCGACTCCCCCAGGGATTCCGGGGACGGGGGCATGGGCTCAGGAATGGGTCCGGCAAACTCTCGATCAGGGTTCGCTACGGAAATGGCCCGAGATTTTCCGCTAGTGGTAAACATGATCAGTTGCCCGGTCATCTCTTCGATGTTTACAAGCTCCATTGGTCCGGGTTGAAGTTGGGTCCAGTAATACCCCTCGCAAGAGGGTTTTTCCTTCGTCCAAATCAGGGCCAGGGGTTGGGAAGAGGAAGGACGGGGAGCGGCGGGATCGGCCCCGGCAATCAGGGCGGCGATTTCTAGCGCTGAGGCTGCGGGGGATTCGGGGACGTTCTCAAGGTCTAGGCTCGACTCGATATTCGTGAACAATCCATTCAAGCTCCAATCGCGCGTATACGTTCTCTGAAAGGGCGACAAAACCACTCCGACCACGGGCCTGGTAAGGCCATGATCGATCGCCAGGATGCGGACGGGGATTTTGCTTCCCTTGGTGCGCACCGGCTTGGTAAAGTCCACCGGGCCCGGGAAGGGTTTGGATGGGCCCGAGATCATGTCCTGAGAGCCCGCAGGGCTCGGTGAGCGGGCTTCCGCCGACTCGTCCCCAATCTCTTCTTGCGGGATCCCTGTTTGATTCGTATCGTTCATGATGTCGCCTTTCTCCTTCAATCGTTGTGAGGTGACCACGGCTCCGAGGCGCGCTAACGCCTGCGGGGCCTTTTCGTTTACGCCTTCAGTCCTGTCCGCTTTGCTTCCATCAGGGCTTCCCACTCGTCTTTGGGCAAGTCCACTTCCCACGCCCTAGCGACCTTTTCGCCGTACGCCGAAATCATGGTGGCGCGCATCCGCATCAGTTCCACCCCCAGCCGGGGCCGGGCTGCTTGCGAGGGCTGGAGACCTTCGGGATTCTGGTGGATTTCGAGAGACATTTTGTTATTCCGGGCTCTTGATAGGGTTTGCAAGGGTGGTTAGCTCTATGGGTGATAGTGGGTTAGGCGGCCTGGGACTCAGCCTTGGCCTGGTCAGCGGCTTCTTGCAGGATGGCGGCGGTTTCGAGTTTGATGGCATGCAAGAGGCCGGGGTGCCCGATTCCCTTGCTGCGAGCCGTGGAAACGGTCGGCGTCTTGTAGTCCGTTCCCAGGCGGCGGTTAACCCGTTCCGTCAGGGTTTCGAGAGATACGGAGGCTATGTTCATTTCTATGTTTCCTGAAAACGTTTAAGCTATGACATAAGGTATCATGACAAATCATGATCGTCAACATGAATCCATGATAAATCATCCCCGATTTAAAAATCTGGGAGATTGGATCTCTTTGGAATACGGCGATCAGGGTGCGTTGGCGGATGCGCTTAAGCCAAAAGTGGCGAAAAACACCGTTTCAAGCTGGAAAACAGGAAAGAACGGGATCCCCGGGGAATACCAGAAGCAAATCCGGAAGATGGGTTATGACGGCCCGTGGCCGCAGGAAGTGGCAAAGACCCCCGCAGCGCCGGCCGGCGTCAGCGAGCGCGAGATCGGGAAGCTGGAAGGACGGATCGAGGCTTTGGAGCGGGTCGTGGAACGGTTGGCGGAGGCGTTCCGCCATCACATGTCGAAAGAGCCCGACGAAGCCCACCCGCAGGCGCGCACATGAGGGCCCGTAAGATCGCTTCCGCATTCTCCCTGCGCGCAGCGCCCGCCGCAGGCGGAACAGCTTTCTTTCCCCGTAACTTCTGAGTTACCTTATCCATGAAGCCCACTTTCCCAAGTTCTCATTACCACAGAAATAAGGTTATTCCTGATGCGGGGACGGGGTGTGTCCCTGATGAGTTGAGGTCCGTTGAAAAGGCGTTTACGCGCAATCTGTGCGTGTGATATGGCTCACGCTTGATTTACTCTGTAGGAACTATATTCCCGGTCTGGAGGCCAAAATGATTCGACTTGCCATCGCTTTTTCACTCGCTCTCGTGTTTATAGGCTGCATCACCGATTCTCCCAAGACCCGGGTGGTTCATGAGGAGTACACCATGGATCCCGCTTGCCTTCATGAGGATTCCACCACCTGGACGGATACCACGGAGACGCGGAACATGTCGTGCGTCGTAAGCTTGCCCAAATAACCTACGGCGCTGGCGGCACCGGGTTGACGCATTGCGGCATAGGCTGGCAGGTGTCCACCGGGGCCACCCTGGCAGGTGCAGGCGAGGGAGCGGTGGGGGCGTGGCAGGCCCGTATCCCGCCGCTGGCGAGGACCAGCATCGCCAGGCATGCCCACCTCATTCCGCCACCATCGAGGCCAGGAACTTGTCCTTGTCCTCCCGGATGGACAGCATTTCCTTGATCTCGGCGATTTGCTTCCGGTCCTCGTCCGACGTGGGCCAATGGGTGCCGCCGAACGCCCGCAAGGCTTCGTACAGGGTTTCCGCCTTGAGCATGGACATCCCGTCTTCCCGGCACCGATCGTGGAAATGCTTATCGGCCGTGGTCCGGTCGGTGGCGTGGAACAGGTACAACCAATCATGCTCCAGGCTTGCGCGCATGGAATCGGGCTCGAAGCGCCCGCCCAGCTCGGACCAGAGGGCTTGGGGAATGGAAGCGCCGTTCCAGCTGAACCCGGCAGGGATCCAGATTTCCAGGTCGCCCACCTTGAAGGAATAATCATCCTCCAGGGCGAAGCAGTCTTTCCCGGGGATGGCGACGTAGGCCGGCGCTTTCATGGGTTACCCTTTCGCCTGCGCAACGGCGAGGATGAGCTTGGTCACCGCGTCCCGGCCGGTGATGGCCGCGGCGCCAGTCGCGATCATGGGCGCGCCGGTCGTGACCTGGCCTGTATAGCAGAGGTAGGCGCCCGCTCCGACGCTTGCAAGGCCGGTCCAAAACGTCTTGGTCTTGAGAGTGGATAGATGAAACATGGAATCCTTCTTTCTTCCCGCCTTTGGCCGCGGGATAGCCTTACTTTCCGCCGCCACGTAGCAAGATGCCCGAGGGGGGCGCGCTCGATCCGGCGCCGGCAAGATCATTCCCATCCCAAGGACCGCCGCCAAAGCCGCCGCTGGCGGCATCGTTGTTGCCATATATGCCGTACGTTCCGGCCGTGAAGGCGCTGGATGCGTCGGTGATATTACTGCCGACTTGAGAAAAAGAGGTTGGGGAGGCGGCGAGGGCCTTCCAGATCTTTATAGTGACCGTGCCACCCGAAACCGTCTTTGAAATCTTGAGGCGGTCACCCGCAACACAAGATAACGAACCCGTAGACAAATCAGCCTCAACACCGGCCGTCCATTTCCCAACAAAATAGTCGGGGCTAGAGCCCACTTTCGCGCCCCAAGCATAGCCGTCAGCCGCGCCGCTTGCGAGCCCTATGGAGGGCCCGGCATACCATCCGGCGGTAACCCAAGATGCGGTGACCGTGACAATCGCTTCCTGGTCACCAGACGGAAGCGTCCCCGTCCAGCGTGCGAGGTTGTCCCCGGCCGTATTGCTGCGAAACTGACTAATGTTTCCCGTAGGGATGGTGAATCCCCCGAGAGTGGCCGCCCAATTAGAGGAGTAGGTCGCGATGGCCTGGCCGCTGCCGGTATTCTGATTGAAAGAATCGGAGGCCGCAAAGGGGCGCGCAACCAGGACGAGGAGGGCGAGTAGCCATTTCAGAAATTTCATGGTAACCCCGCAGCGGTATATTGGCTGATGCAAAAATCTTCGGGCGTTCCGCCGGGCCTGATGAAAAAGCCCATGCCGGGATTACCGTCCGTATAGGTGGCATCCGTGGCGGTCTGCACAAGCGATCCGTTCTTGTAAATATTGATGGTGCTGCCGACCATTGTCGCTTTGAGAATATCGCCCGTGGCTAAACTGCTGAGCCCGGTACCTGAACTAGAGAGCACCGTTAGATTGCTATACGTCCCATCCCAGCGGACAACTTGCACGCCCGTCCCATCAAAACGAATGTCGATTTCATATCCGCGGGCATTGTGCGCCGTGATCTGAAAGCGCAACAGGAGTTCTATTTCATGGCTATCTGGGGCCGTATAGCCCGATGCGTAATAAACTGTGGCTTGCGCGCTTTGGTTCGCCGGGAACCCCGACAGCACGGCGATACAATCGTTGTAATCGGAGGATGTTCCCGCCCCATACATGAGGTTGGGGGTGCCCGTGGTGGTGCGGGCGTTTTGCCAATCTAGGCCGGTAGTCCCGCCATTGGTCCATCGGCCACCCTCGGAGATCGGGTTTTCCGTGGCGGGGAAGCTGGTCGAATAGGACGGCAGGGAGCTCGGAGGTGGATAAACGCCGAGAAGCTGGTTACCAGCCGCACTCCAAGCTGCGTTCGATAGAAGAAGGGCCCAAGCGAGGGCCTGGCGCAATAGATTCATTCAATTACTCCGCGGTCGTATAGCCTTGGAGGTTGAACAGGACGCCGTTGGTCCCGGTCGCGGTTTTCTCCACGACCTTCAGCGAGTCGCCCGTATTGGGCGTGCAGACATCCACCGGCATGGGCGGGGCCGCGCCGCCGCCAGCTGCCTGCGCCCAGCCGCGCCAAAGGGTATCGGTCGCCGCGCCGGCGCCGGGGCTCGCATAAAGCACCACTTCCGTGCTGATCGTCTGGTGCTCCGTCATTACCTGAAGCGAGGTTGTGCAAACCCGCAGGCCGGCGGCTCCGGACTTGGCCTTTACGGCGGTGGTGGAGGTCAGGCCATTGGCGGGAGGGGCGTAGAACCATTTCGAAGGCCTGATGGCGTAGGGCATGAAGACCGCTTTGCCATCAATGGTCGCAATCTGATCCACGGTCTGGTCGTTGGAGACGACGGTGATATCCGAGGTCCGACCGCGGTTTCCCTGCCGCACCGGAGCGCCCGAGATGGCTGATCCGTGGGCAGCGGCGCCTACGGCGGTCACCGTTCCGAGCGCATTCGAGCCCGCAGGTAGAGCGTTGGTGATGGCCGTGACTGCGCCAACGGTGGCAATCACGCCGGTCCCATCCGTCGGCAACTCCACACGCAGGGCGCCCGTGGCCGTGCCATGCCCCGTGGTGGCGTAGGAGACGGGCGAGGTGACGCCGGATGGGTCGACGGGAAGGCGACCGGAGGCGGGCGTATACTGGGCCAGGTTCACCCCGAACGCCGTCTGATCGTTCGCGATGGTCACCCGCGCAGATCCGGTGCCGGTGGCGCCGTTTCCCATCAGCGGGGTCACGCCGTTGATTTGGGCGACGTTCACCGTTTGATTCGCAGCCAGGGCAACAAGGTTCGTGGTGCCTGGGGTGGTCTGGTCGATGCCCACCTTCCCGATCACGGCCGAACTGGCTACAAGGGCGGGAGCCGTGGCTATGGAAACGGGCTGCGTCACGGCCGATCCGTCCACCTTGACCGCAGTTCCGTTTGCGGCGGTATTCGCGAGGGACACCTGAATCGGAGTCGTGGAACTCCCGAATACCGCGCCGGTCGAATCTCGAAGGGTTACGTGGAGCGCACGGAAGCGAGTAGCTTGGAATGCTCCCTGCTGCCCCGTGGTCAGGGGGTTTGAGGTTTGGGTGGCCTGGTAGAGGCCGCCATCAGGAACAAAGACCGAGGTCCCAGGCGTAAAGGTGGTCTCATCAGTCGCCGATACGCCCGATCCGGAGCAGTTCGAGCAGTTGACGGAAACGGCGGTGCCGTTCGATCCGGTATTGGCCAGGGAGACTTGAAGCGGAGTAGTCGAATTCCCCAAAACCGCTCCGGTGGAGTCGCGCAGGTTGATGTGCAACGCGCGAAAGCGGGTCATCTGGAACGCGCCCTGCTGTCCGGTGGTAACCGGATTGGAGGTTTGACCCACCTGGTAGAGGCCGCCGCCGGGGGCCAATACGGACGTTCCGGGGGTGAAAGTGGTTTGATCCGTCGCTGAAACTCCGGAGCCAGAGCAGTTGGCGCATTGCACGTTGAGGGCGTTGGCGGTGCTGGCGATGACATTGTTCGATCCGTCTACAAGCTGGGTTTTTTGGCTGCCGTCGCTCTGCTTGGTGCTGGTGGCGGCCAGGGTTGGAAGGCTCACGGTGCCGGATACGTTGGTCACATTCCAGGTTCCCGATTGCGCTGCGGAAACAGTCCCGGAAACGGGCTGCGTGACCGCGGAGCCGTCCACCTTCCACGCGGTCGTGTTGGCGGTATTCCCCGGCTGAACCGTCCAGGTCCCGGATTGAGTTGCTGCCACCGTGCCCGATACCGGCTGAGTTGTCCCGGAGCCGTCCACACGGAGCCCGCCGGCCGTAGTCAGGGAGAGCGGGGAGGTCTGGGCGGTGGTATAAGTCGGGGGCGCCGTGGTGACTGCGCCCTGGGTGAGCCCGCCGGTTTGCCCGGAGGTCGTGGAGCCCTGGGCCACGGCGCCGGAGGATGCGCCGCTCTTGATATTCACGTCCAGGGCGTTCGAGGTGGCGCCGATCACATTCCCGGAACCGTCCACGACCTGCGTTTTCTGCGCGGCATTGGTCTGGTTGGCGGACGTCGCCGCCCCCGTGGGAAGCGCCGAGGTGGTCACCGCCACGTTCGAGGATGCGCCCGCGCTCGATTGGTTTAGGAGGCTTACAACCCCTGATCCCTCGTTCGCCATCGCCTGGACCTTGATGGTCCCGCTGCTTCGTGCGGAAACCCGCGCGCGAATGAGTTTGAACCCATTCCCGGAAAGCAGATAGACGCCTTTGGCGGTGGCAACCGAATCAACAGCCCCGCCGGTCTGGTTCACGGCATAAACCGTGCGCCAATTAGTTCCGTTGATCGTCCCTTCAAACTTGACCGTGGCCACCCAAGTGCTGTCGAGCTGGAACGAAACGGAATTGTAGGATCCGGCGCTCATAGTGATGGCCGAATCGACCGCGCTTAGATTTTTGGAAAAGGTGGCCGTAATGGCGGCATGCGTCATGCCAACAAAGGCAAGCAGGGAAAAAATCAACTTCTTCATTTCAGATCCTCCAGAAGGAATTCAACGCGGCGGTTAAGGTGATATTGGGCTGGGTCCTCGGTGACGGGAGACTCCTCTCCAAACGATTTCCAGTTGATGCGCTCCTCGGCGATGCCTGCGGCTTCCAGGTAATCCCGGACCGCCTGCGCGCGGCGAGCGCCCAGAGCCAGGTTGTAATCGTTGGCTCCCTCCTGCGAGCAATGCCCGGCCAGGTCGACCTTTTTGAAAGGGTGCGAGAGGAGGTAATCCGCTAGGGCGTGGGCCTTGTCCAGATCTTTAAGGGAAAAGGAGTCGAAGGCGAAATAGAGGGGGCCTTTCGGTTGCATATCAATCCCCTTTTCGTCATCGAATTTCAGAATCGCTTCGTTAGGATCGAGCCGGGGTTTATCCTCCTGGAAGGGCTCGCCCCGCGTCACGGTCGGGGGACTGGATGGATGAATTGCCGGCCGTTTGGCGCAGGCGAACCCCCCGAGGAGGACAGCCCAACAGAGGGCGGGGAATAGGAATTTCATGGCTTGATCTCCGTGAGGTTGTCCAGTAGCGTTTGGTTTTCGGCCTTCTTTGTGGCTACGGAGGCGTTTTGCTTGCCAAGGTCTTGCACCGATTTTTTCAGCCCAGGGATCACCTCCATCATGGCACCGAAGAATTCCTGCTGGACCCGACCTTGCTTTTCCTGTTCGGCTTTCAGGTCGCTTACCTGCGCTTTGAGCGTGTCCACCTGGGCCTTGAGCGAATCCATTCCCGGCTTAACCGTTTCCAGGACCAGCTTCTGCCCTTCGACCTTGATCGTGTCTCGGCCGTGGGTCCAGACATAACCGCAAAAAACCGTAAGGAGCGCCAGAACGGCGCGACTGGGCCAATCCCGTAGAACCATGGATTTCCAATAGGCGATATCTTTGGGGGCGCGGGTCATGATCCCCTCGGGTTGGCGGAAGGGCGGGGGTGGAAGTAGGTTTTGGGCATGAGCCCATGGGCTATTATTTGGGCGGTCGGAGCGCTTGGCGCAGTCGCAGTTTGCCTTAAAGATGGTGCATGGCAGTTCGCGATCGGCGTATTGCTTGTCCTCGGCCTGATCGGCATTGGCATCTTCGCCGAAACGATGGGATTCGACCCGCGTAAAAAGAAACCGTAGCGGATCACTTCATCCCTTTGATTGCGTTTTGAAGCTCGTAGATCAACCTTAAGCGCTCTTGCCCTGTTGCCGTTTTTAGCGCCTCGGTAATCCGTTGTGCGGCTTGGTTTGGTAGTTCCGCACGCCCGGCGTTATCTAGGACCCGGCGCATGGCTTCCGGCTCTTGCGGGGTGGGAGGAAAGTTGGATGGGATATTTCCTACCGGCCGGCGCGGAGCGAGAGGAGCCAATAGGCGATCCGCTTCCGCTGCGCGGATATCTCCAAGCGCCCCAACATCCATTTCGGGATTGAGCGCACCCAGCGGTCGGCGCTGGATCTGCAAAGAAGACACCCGCGGCGGCAGGCCTTCGGTTGGCGGAGTTGGAGCCGGAGGCGGCGGATTCAGCGGTCGGCGCTGAAGCGCTTGCGGAATAACCCTGCGACCCAAAGGGGCGTCGGAGGTATTCAGATTAAGCGGTTGCTGGAGCGCTTCCAAATTGGATTGAAGTTCTGGGCTCGGGGACGCGGGAGCCACGAGAGCAGGCTTCGTTCCGATCCGTTCCATAGCAGATACACTGCTATTCACGAAGCGATCGACGGCATCCGCACCCGAAAGCATACCGGCGGCCAGGCGAGGAGAGGACAGAGCGAGCGCGGGCGCCCCGGCGACAGGATTCACGAAATGCCCACCGAGAGCGGCCACGGTAGGCCCTAAGGCGGCACGGCCGGTGAACTGCCGCGGAAGAAGTCCAGCCTTCCCTTCTGGGCCCAATTCGGCAGCCAAGTTTGCGAGCTTGGCTTCCGCGGTAAAGTCACCCCCAAAAAGCTGCTCCATAGCCTTAACAGCCTCTTGACGATCGGTTTTGTTTTTTCCAAAAAGCGTCGAGACGAATGATTCTGCGCGCGTGTCGCGGGTCTGGGCTGATTTCCCAAGGAATGACTTCAGCTTATCGGCCACCTGTAATTTCTGCGACATGGACTTCATGGCATCCACATAATCCGGATTTCCAGAAGATTCCGCAGACTTTACCAGATCGTCCGCCATCTGATAGCGGGATTGCTTTAGGGCGTTGACATAAGCCCCGGATTCCTTACCAAAAGAATCCCCGATCAGTCCGTCGATTTCTTTTCGGATTTGGCGGAAAACTGGCGCCGCAATATTCCCATCTTGGTCGGCTTTATTGGTTAAATCCGAAATCAGACCGTCGATCTTGTCATTGACGGCACGGGAACTAGACAAGACTCCGCCGGTCTTCGCCTGTTCCAGCACTTTGATCGTATTGGTGACCGGAACAGGTGGCATTTCGTGCAAGGCTTGATCTACCAGATGTTTTTCCGGGAGATAGTCGTCCAGGTTGTCCAATACCTTTACCAGCTTTTGGCCGATTTCATGCTGCTTGCCTGCCGCCGCGGCCAAATCCTTCGCGCCTTGCCCGAAGCCTGCGCCGTGCGTTCGCAGCGCCTCTTCGGATACCCCGGAAAACTCTTGCGCAAGGCGACCCAAGAGCTTGTTTCCGCCATGGACTGCCATGCCTACGCCTTTGGCTACCACCGGAAGCGCCGCGCCCGCGGCGGCTTCGCCTAAGGCTGAAAGCGGGCTGACTTCTTTGCCTTGGACCGCATTATCCGTCTGGTGGATCGCTCCGCTTTCAGCGCCCATAAGTCCGCCGATGGCCGAAGCCGCCCCAAGCCCGGTTAGGCCGGCACTTCTTACCAGCGCACCGGCCGCGCCGCCTGTGGCGAGGCTTGGGAGAAGAGCGGGATCGCGGATGATTTTTCCGGGTAGATTTTGACCTTCGGTAGCCGCCATGGAGTTGGCGAACTGCCGACCGCCTTCGGCGGTAAAGGAACCTGGATCGCCAATCTTCGGGGCATTGGGCGCGCCGGCGTAGGCGAACGGGGCGATCGGCTTGTCGACAACCGCAGCGACAGCGCGGCCGGGAGCGGAAAGGGCGTCAAGTGCGCCTGCTCCCGCCTGGCGCAGCACGCCCGCATCCGCTTCCGCTGCCTTGAACGAGCGAGGGAGTAGCGCGCGCGCCACGGTTTCGGGGCCTCCGGCTCCGAGAGGGATACGGACGGGATCATCGGGAGCTTTGGCGGAATCCACCAAAGCGTCCCGCTCCCACGGAGAGGCGGTGGCGACAATCTCATCCTTTTCCCAGGGCTTGGCCATCTTACGACTTCCTCCGGCGCTTCCCGTTCGGGTCGACATATTCCTGGCCTGGCTTCAGAGCGTTATAATCGGACTCGCCGGTGACTTGGGGAATATCCGCGGGTTTAGCAGAAGGTGTCGCCACGGCCGGAGTCGCTTCCCAGGCCGGTCCGGCGGAAGCCTTCATGTTCTCCATCACCTGCGCGCGGTTCGCGGCTTTTTGTGCCTTAACTTCTTCGGAATCTCCAGCACGCGGGAAATATTGCTTCTCAGCGTTGTCGAATTCCCCCGCGGAGATTGCGGCACCCGACTCCCGGCGAAGGGTGGCGTTGATGAAATTGCGCTCCGCCTGATCTTGTTGCTGGGATTGGGAGGATTTTGACACGTTTGGAGCCAATGCGCCAAGGCCGGCCGACACGCTTCCTCGGTCGTATCCACCCTGGATAAGCTTATCGAAAACCGCATTAGCCTGATCCATGCGACGACCGAAGCCGGCGGCGTCGAACTGTTCTTTATTTGGCTGCTTTCCTAATATCGCAGCCTTGGCTGCCTTGTCGGCGTTCGCGTTCGCCTCATTCGCTTGGGCGCCCAGCAAGGTGACTTTTGCCCCTGCCGCCGCAGGCTCATATCCCGATGCTAATGTTTTATTCTGTTCCTGTGTGAGTTGAAGCGGGCCCAATGCCTTCTTCTGGGACAGGTCGAAAGCGCCCGTATCCGCCTCGGTCTTGGCCGCGCCCAATTTGATCGGGTTGATCTGGGTTGCAAGGTCAATCGCCTGCCCTCGCTGGGTGTTCTCCTGCCCTAAGCCTGCGGTTTGCAAAAGTGCCTGCTTCGGCTTCTCTGCGTTGACTGCGTCCTCGTTGGCGATATCTTTCGCGCTGTACGGCCTCACACCGTATTTCATCGCGTACATCGCCTTAGCCGCCGCGGCAGCTTTGGAGTTCGCCACTCCTTGCGGGCCGTTGGTGACTCCCGTAGGCATCCCGGCCGCATCCATACCGAGCTGCGGGCCGCCCGCCTGGCCCGTAGTCGAAGCAGGATCCGCCCCGGAGATCTGCTTCATCATGGCTTCTTTTTCCGCGTCATCCTTCTGGGCTTTCAGGGATTGGAAGTACCCCATGAAATCTTGCAGGGCCCCGCGCATCTTCTGGTCGCGCATCTGCGAGTTGGTCATCGCCATCATCGGGTTGTATGGCATTATGCGACCCCCAGCGAAGCGTTAAAGGCGGATGGACCCGTGGGCTTGGCCTTAGCCATAGCGGAGAGGTAATTGGAGAACATGCCGCCGAACTGGTCCCAGGCGTGCCGCTTTTGCGCTTCCAAATCCTGCTGGGTATGCTTGTCCCTGATATCCAGCCGGTTCATTTCCAATTCTTGATCCCCGAGTTGGCTATTCAGGCGCATTGCGCGTTTCTTCGCCGGGTCTTCTCCGCCCAGCATTCCAAGCAACGCGCCTCCACTGAGGAGGCCCCCGGCTACCCAGGGATTCGAGGCCATGGCAATCTTCGCGGCACCCATGCCCCCCAGCATGGTTGCCCCCATGCCTGCGCCCTGGAATCCGCCGCTTAAATCGCTCAATAAATCTTCCATTGCCATTTCGGTTCGTCCTTACCTGTATAGAACGGAATAGGAAGGATTGGGATTCGCGCTAAAGGTTCCCGCATCCGGATCCCAGTACATTTTGATACCGCCAAAAGCTCCCGGAACCGTTTTTACATATTCGCCGTTCGGCGCCTTCTGAGAGGCTTTTAAGGAATTGATGATGTCGGCTTGTTCTTTTTTGATCCCGGTCACGATATCTGCGTTTGAATTCCCGGTTGTACCCGTTCCAACCGTAAGCGCACCGGATTTGATGCCTGCGGCAATCTGATCATCCGAAAGCCCCAGGGCTTTGCCCATCGTGGTCGCAAGCTGCTGCGCGAAGGGTTGCATGGCGTCTGGATTGTTCTTCGTGAGTTCCATCCCAATCTGGATCCGCTGCATGGAGTTTTGGAAGTCCGCGGACTGAAGCGCGGCATCCACCTGTTTCTGGTCGAGGCCGAATTGCTGCGCAAATTCAGAGGACTTTTCGGCCAGGGAGGCGTTGAACTCTGTAGCTTGCGCCGCGAGTTGGTTGTAATCCAAGCCCAGCTTGGCGCCAAACTGCTTGTCCGACTGCGCGAGGTCAGCCATGTGCATCGTTTCCTGAAGCTGCATCTGCTGGTTGGCCAAATTCGCCTGTTGGGCAAGCTGGGCGGTCTGCATGGCTGTATCGTGGTCGAAGCCCGCATCCGTCATCACCTTCGTGAACGCCTGCTGCGAAGCGGCCATCGCTTCGTCATGCGAGAACGTGCCGGCCTGCATCTTCTCGGCGAACGCCTGCGCGGCGGCAGTCTGCGCCGCCTGGAAGGCTTGGGTATTCCCTTGAAGCGTGGTCTGAAGCTGGCGATCGAGCGCCGACTGCGCCGCCTGGTAGGTTTGCTGGCTCTGGTTGACCAGAGTGGTGAATTCTTCCGAGGACAACCGCTCCCCGGTGGTCCACTTCCGCTCGATTTCTTTTTGGTTGGATTGCCAAGCCAAATCGGCGGTATGTTGGTCCATCCCGGATTTGAGCGCGAATTCTTGGAAAGCCGCTTGGGTGGCAAACTGGCTGGCCTGGTTCGCGACCTTCTGCTGCTCCAGGCTGAGATTTCCCAGCCCTATTTGCTTGTCAAAGGCGAGCTTTTCCTTGGAGATTCCTAGTTCGCCTTGACCCAACTGGGTATTGAGAGCGAGCTGGCCCTTGGACACGTCCAGGTTCCCGGCGGCGATATCCGCCTGGGATTTGGCGGTCGCGGCCTCGATAGGCAGGTGCTCGTTGAACTGCCGCTGCGTCTCGGCCAAGGCGGCGGCGGCCTGCTCGGCGGAAAGCTTTTGGCCCGATTGCTGGAGCCCGAGCCCGGCGCCGGCCTGAAGCCCCTGTTGCTCGGCCGTGGCGCGGTCCGCGGCGGTCTTGGCGTCGAAATCCCGCATACCGAGGGTCTGCTGATCGGTCTGCTGCTGGACCGGCGTAAACGCCTGTCCGGTGCCCGGAAGGAACTCAAGCGCCGCCTGGGTGCGCAAGTCTTCGTTCGCCTGTTGGTTGCCCTTGACGGCGTTCTGCCGGGCAATGGCCGCGTTGGCGTCGAATCCGCCGGTAGGATTGGAGAGGAGGCGGGAGATCGCACCGGATACCGCACCCGAGGTATCCACCGGGGCGAAAGGATTAGACCCCGAGGCTTTCGCCGTGCCTCCCGCCTCCAGATCCTTGCTAAACGCGTCGAACCCTGTCCCCGGCTGCGATGGAGCAAACGGGCCAGTCGGAGCGGCCGGCGTCTTCATGGCCGCCGTGGTTTGCGCGGTCTGCCGGTCTAAGGCTGCATTCCGATCGTCTCGGAACATATAGGCCGGCGCCTGCGGGGCTTGGGCAGCCATGCGCGCGCGCTCGGCACCTAGGTAATCGTCGTAGGCCATTATTGGACCCTCACGGTGGCGGTTCCGCCGTCCAGGCTATAGGTGATATCGCTCCGCGCAAACCCGAGGTGGATCTGCTGCGCATCCTTGAAAATGGTGTAGCAGGTAAAGGGCTGGATCGCGGACTCCACCACATAAGCCTTGGTCGGAACTCGACCGAGCCCATGGGCAATCTTTGCCACCGTGCCGGCCGTGGGAACGGCCACGCGAACCAGAATCGCTCCGGTATCCCCATCGGGAACCTGGGAGTTGATTTCGAGTTGGGCGGTATTTTCGATCATTGGAGCGTATAGGGGAAGGTGTAGCCGTCGGCACCGCTCGGGGAGTAAAGCCCCTTTTGGCCGGAAGAAGTGAACGTGGTCGACGTGCCGCTGATATACAGTTGCATCACACCATTGGACTGGATTGCCAACGCGGTGCCAGTCACTATAGAGCTATTGTTCATCACGAATGGCGTAAAACTCTGGGTTCGAGCCGGGGTGATCCCTGCCGGCAAGCCCGTGATCGTGCAGGTGGTCGCATTGCTGGTGCCGACCAGGTGCGGGATATACAGTGTGACTTGTTTTTTAATACGGGCATAGCGCGCGGTGGCCGTAACCGATCCGGACACCCCTGTCAAAGTGACGGTGAAGGTGTTTTCTTCGAAATCCTTAGCAGAAATCAGCGAGTCGGCCGTGACGGTGCTGGAAAAGGTGGCGGCGCCTCCGGTCGTTATCGTAAGTGCGGTGCTGGTCCCGACCGAGGAGCTAGGCCCGATCTTGAGCTTATCGGAATCGATATTATCGACGCCAACCGACCAATCGGATCCTCCCAGAATACGCAAGAGAAGGAGTGGATTCCCTCCAGCCGTTCCGCCCACGTAGGCCCCGAGCCGCGCATGTGAGCTGGTGCTGGTATTGTCGGAGTTTCGCACTACACCGAGGACGGTCCCGCCCGCCATGGATTTCGTGACATCAAGATTGAATTCAGGGGCGGAGGTGCCGATTCCCAAAGAGCCATCGATGGATAGCGAATCCGCCATCCGCAGCATGTGCGTTCCATTGCGATAAATCTTGGTGTCAGATCCAATGCGAAGGCCCAGGGTGGCCACGATAGAGTCGGAGCTGGTGATTTTTCCGGTCGTCGCAAGCGTGCTATTGAGTGTTAGAGGGCCATAAAACTTCGCGGTACTATCCTCGCGCACCGTGAATAGGGAATCCCCGGTTCCCGACTCCACCAGAAGCCGCGCGGTCTCGCTGTTGTCCGCATCAAGCCTTAAGCGCAGGTTGGAAAGCGACGCAACCGCCAGCGATCCCGTATACCCGCTCATCCGAGCGGTCACCTGCGCGATAGAGTCGCGAACTTTATTCCCCCAAGTCTGGATCGCGGTGAAGTTTCCCGAAAGGTTGGCGCGTGTGCCGGTCGTGACCGAGTTGAAATCGGTCGGCACCGAGAGCGTATCCACAGCCTGGGATGTGGACAAAAGAAGAAGCAAGGCGATCAGGATGCGGATCATCGGAAGGTCCTCGTGCGAATGGCGGTGCTGTACCGAAGCGCGTAGGCGTAGAACACGAAATCGCCGGACGGGTCCGCGTTCGTAAAGTCGAACTGGAAGAAGTTGCCCACGGCCGACCACGGCATACAGACCTCGCTATGCCAGGTGTTGTATTGCCAGGTCAGATCTTGCCAGGTGATATCTTGCCACGGAAACGCATAGTTCGTGGCTTCGACCAGGATATCGCTCTGGTCATAGAGGCCATTTTCGGCGATGATGCGCAGCATGGAATCGGTATTCGTGAACGCGAACAGGTCCAGGTAATGGAGTTTGTTCCGCGCCATCTTGAACTCTTGCATCGCCGGGCCGGTCAGGATGCGTAACGCCGCGGTGACGTTTGCACCCCCGATCCAATCCGAATAGCTGGTCGCATGACGATAGAGGATCGTGAGGTCCTGGTTATCCAGAAGAATCAGCCCGCGATTGGCTTGCGGGATGAAGAGTCCGTATCCATTCCCCTGCCACGGCCCCGCCCACCGGCTGAGGGCTTTTCCCTCCAAGTCACCGGGGCCGGCCGCGCTCTGAAAGCTCTTCATGAACTTGAGGAGATCGAGGCAATACACCTTATTGGCGCAAGCCTTCGTGGAGTCATCCTTTACGGTGACGAGCAGCGTATCGCCATCCACCGCGTAGGTGATATCGGTGTCGGATTGGTTGGCGGTGAGGTTCTGATTCCCTCCGCCGGTAAAGATGGGTGTAATCTGGTCGGACACCAAGTAAATCACCTGGCCCGAGCCCGGCCAAAATTCCACTCCGCGACGCGATTGGAAAAAGATCCCTTGGCCATACTGCGCATGCGCACGCTGGCCGATGCACCCGAGCTGGGAGCTGATCTCTTGCAAGGGGTTGTTAGGGTTGGACTCGGGAAGCAAGTAGCAGGACGTTTCCTGCGCAACCCAAAGATCGTTTGCCTTTTTCGACTGCGCGCCTGTCTCACCCAGGGCGCGCGCGGCCTTGATCTTTCCCAAGCCTGGCAAAATGGTCTGGTGATTCCCACCGGAGTAAAACTTCAGGTTCACGGTATCGTAGGTCGGGAAATTCTCGATGATGAACGAATCCACGCCCGCGATGCTGCTTTGGAAGGCGTTCCCCTGGCTCGCGAGCGCCAGGATATGCAGCCGGCCGCCGGCATGGACGATGAATTCCCCCACAGGCGGGGCGCCGTTCCGGTATTGCAGGGGCGCGGGACGGTTGCCCACCACCAAGGCGTCGGAGGTGTTATCCGTGTAGGTCAGAGTCCCCACGGCCACCTTACCGAGGTAGTACATCACCGATCCGGTGGCGTCGGTGCCGTAGATGTAGTAGTGGGTCACCCGTGCGTCCGCGGTGGCGTTCCAGGTGTAGACGCGCTGCTTTGCGGCGAGCGTGATGGTGGCTAGGTTCGACCAATCCGACTCCAGCACCTTGACTCCCGACTCCTCGCGGACAGCTGTCACGATGCCGAGATAGGTTCCCGTGAGTATGCCTGCGGCGCCAGCGGCAATGCCCACGCCGGTAATCGGGACGGGTGGGCCCATGGTCCGATCGGTGCAGGCCGTGCCGGCTACGCTATTCCCGTCAATCCTCCGGGGGGCGTCCTGGCCGTTGACGGCGAAGAGCGCACCGAACGCGGGGGCGAAGTGGATTTCCTGGAGGGTAGCTAATCCGCTCTTGATGGTCGCGTGTGCGCTCGCGCTTTGGATTTCGAGGATTTTTCCGGCATCGGTCCCAACGAGCAAGCGCCGATTCCCCCAGCGGTCGATGAACTCAATCCCGCCGCGCCATTTGTCCCCCCAGGTCTCGGTGGAATCGAGCTGAAACCCCTTCCGGCGCTGCAAGGTGTTCCGGTTCCAGACTAGGTTTTTTAAGATGCACGCATCCTCCCGGTCCATTTCCAGGAGGTTGTCATTCAGGTTCAGCCCGCGGGAGAGTTTGACTTCCGCCGGGCCCAACTGCGGGTTGGGGTAGATTTTCAGGTCCGGGAAAGCAGGCATCAGAGCCGCCGGATCCAGCGTTGCGGGCCGCGCAACGGTAAGGGGTCGGCCATGCCGTCCAGGGAGAGGCCATTAAGCCCGCGGGGGGACATCTGCCGCTGCCGGGCTTGGCCCTGGTTATAATCCTGCCAAGCTACCTCCAGAGCCTCCATGCCCTTCTGGCGCTCGGGCTCGGCCAGGCCGGCGAATTGGGGCGAGTCCTCGTATAGACTCACCTTCGACAAGTAGCCCAAGGCCCGGAAGACCGAACCCGGGAACAAGCTGATCGTAGCGGCGAGGTTGGCCACGTCGTCATCGAATTCGGCTTGGTAATTCAGCGTGAGCGTGGTATCGCCCGGGGAGTTCGCGAAGAATAGCTTTCCCGTTTCCACGTCGATCCACAGGAAATAAGCAGCGGTCGCCGAGTCCTTGATGGGAGCCAGGATTTGCGCTTCATCGCAGGCGAACCGGTACAGGTTCAGCCGCTGCGCGAGCTTGTAGAAGTCCGCTGGCGGGTCGTAGGGGCCCTTGCCGGTTGCCGTGCTCGTGGTCAGGCTGGCGGTTTGGTTCTTGAACCGCCATTCCTTGGCATGCCAGATGACCCGCAGCCCGTCGAGGATGGCCATGCGGAGGCGTAATAGGTCAGGCGTGGACGTGAACGTGCCCAAGGCGGTTTTCAGCCGCTGTTGGAGTTCCGCTTCGACCACGGCCTGACTGAGCGCCATCCGTTAGGCGCCTTCCGGAACATTGAGGCCGGCGTCGAGCAAGGCTTTCCGCAAGACCTCGTTCGCTGCCTTCTGCTGGTCGCGCTCTTGGAACGCCGCCTTGACCGTGGCATCCATGGCCTTCTCTTCGTCCGACATCGGGCGATCTTCCCAGAGGCAGACTTGGTTATGCCCGTTGCCGATTTGGGAGAATATGAAGTCATGCATCTTCTGCGGATCCACGCCGCGGAAGGTGATGTTCTTCCCTTCGGGGCCGCATTCGAGGAACGGGTCGAATTTCTTCCCGCGCTCCAGGCGAACGGTAATCGCCCGCGTCTTGATATTGATCGGTGCGCCGACGTAGGCCTGTTGGGACTCGGGACGCTGGAAGATGAGGACGTCCGACCCCCGGCCTTTCTTGGTGGTGAAGGTGTGCCGGACCGGCGCCTCTTCCTTGGTTTCCTTTTTTGCCATCGCATAGCCTTTCGAAAAAGAAAGGCCGGGGATATCTCACCCCGGCCCGGTTGAGGTTACGGCGTGAACAGTCGCCCGTTCTTGGGCCGGTTGAGAACGATATCCTTGGCGACACTCTTCAGCGCCACCGCGGAATTGCTGGGATTCCCTACGGTGAACATCAGGGCCATGTACCCCTTGGAATTGATCACCGCCGTAGGCGTGGCCGCCGTGAAGGTGGTGATTGCGTTTCCGGAGGCGGTCACGGAATCGATCTTCGTCCACAGCCCACCGCCATCGGCGCGGGAGTTCCCGTACCAGATGACGCGGACGCGATCGGAATCGCTTCCGGTCGAGTCCTTATGGGCGAAGTGCAGCCACCCTACGGTGTCCAACGCGCCCGTCACGGGCTTGTCGGTCAGGTCGTAAAAGAAGTACGACGTATCGATTTCGCTGGTGTCCAGGTTGACGACGGCGCCCATAACGGGAACCGCGTTTCGCTGGGCGCCGAACAGCGCGATCGACTGGCCGATATTCCCCTTAGGGGACTGGCTCTTGGTGGGAGCCGCACCGGCCAGGGAGGCGAAAGCAAACAGGGCGACGAGAATCTTTTTCATGGTCATTCTCCTTATGCCAGCCAGTTCGTCAAGAAGACGATGCTGTCCGGGTTTTGCGGGAGCAGGGTCTCGCAGGTGAGCCAGGCTTCGGTATCCTGGAGGACGTTGTTATTGGCCAGACCCTGCATATAGGTCGTGTCCAAGTTGGGGAGGAACCGACGTACCAGGTTCTCGGGCTTGAACGCCACGGCCTGGCCTTCGCGCTCCTGGAACGGCTGGGAGGTATGCAGGATCAGGTCGCCCATGGGCAGCGAGAGCGACTTGGTTTTCACGCCGAAGGTCGCCTGGTCCATGTTGGTGATCAGCTTCTGCTCGGTGAACCCGAAGATGCTGGATGCCACCGTGTTTCCGTGTAGGAGGTGGGCGTCGCCGCCGCCGGCCTGCTGGATGAACGGCATAATAACCAGCTTCAGGATGTCCCACGTCACCGATCCGCCGCAGTCCAGGGACAATCCGGACAGCCCTTCCAGGCCGTTCATCATGTAAATCTGGTCGCCGTTGACGGTAATCGATCCCACGGCCGGAGCCACGGAGAACAAGAACGCGTTCTCGCGGTCCTGGTTGTGCTGGATCTGCGCGACCATGCGGTCGGTCTCGAAGGCGTTATCCTGCATCGGGAACAGCTTCAGCTTGTCCGCCAGAATGCCCTTCGATACTTCATTCACATGAAAGTGCATGAAGTTTTGGTTCTTGACCGGCGTGGTCTGGAAGCCGCCGCCGACCGTGGCGCCGTCCGGGTAGCCGGTGCCGATGAGGTCCCACACGTCCGTGGCCGCCCAGGCGTCCGTGCCGTCGCCGGCCGCGCCACCGGAAAGCGGGTAGCAAGTGGCATTCAGCGCGGAGACGCTGGACACCATGATCTGCGCCTTGGTGTTGCGGTTCTTGAGCTGGCTGTACTTCTTCAGCCCGTTCACCGAGGACAGCGCGAGGGTAAAGGTGGAGCCTACGCCCGACGTGGTTCCCGCCGCGGTGGGCGTGAAGTTGGTTGGGATCTTGTTGTAGTCGTAGGAAATCGGGTTCATCGAGTAGTCCACTTCGGACCGGATGAGCCCGCCGCCGGCGGACTTGATGCTGGAATTCCCCATGCCCTGGGCATCGCCGGGCACGTCGGGGGCGCCCAGGAGGTTCAGGAAGCGAAACTTGTCGCGGGTGAAGATATGGCGGTTCTTGAGCACCGAGGGTACCCATTGAGCGGAGGCGCTTCCCGCCAGACGAGGCGCAGCCGCAAAAGTTGCGAGAGACATTGTAAATTCTCCTTAGGAGTAGCGTTTCATATGGTCGGCCATCTTCGCTTCGAGCGCGGTGATGGTTGGGTTCTGGGGCGCGCCGGCATTCGCCGGACTCGCTCCCCGGGGAGGCGCTCCCGCGGCGTTGTTCCCGTTTTGCTTCTTCAGCCAGGCTGCTTCATGGGCGGGCAGAACCTTGCTCTCCATGTTTTTTGCGAGCCAAAGGCCTTTTGCGAGGTTCACGTAGTACCGAGCGGAATCGATGGAGGCGCCGAACGCCTTGCCGGCCGTCAGGCCCTGGGCATGCAGCATGCCGCCAGGCGCGAACGCGGGCTTGATCGCTTCGTAATACTCCCAGAAGTTCGGGTCGTTCATCTCCCGCTCCAGGGTCGTCATATTGGCTTGCGCCGGCGCCTTATAGCGTTCATTGGGGTTCCCGATATTCGGAGTAATGCCGGCCGCCTTGGCCATGGCTTGCAGTTCGGTTTTCATTTCCTGCTTACGCTGGATATCCCCGACCTTCGCCTGCGTCTGGCTGCTGAGAGCCGCCAAGGCGCGGTTGATGACGGGGACGGATCCTTCGGGCAGGTCTTGGGCGACCGCTTGCAGCGCCTGCAACACGGAGGCGTAGCCGTCGTTCAATTCCTTGATGCGGTCTTCCGGACCGCGGGTATCGAACTTGACCTCGCCGCCGAAGTGCTGGACCATCTTGGCGATCTCGGCGGGGTCGCCGGAGGCCAGGACGGACTTGAAATCCTCGATGGTTTGGTTCACCACGCCGAGGTATTGCTGCCCCTGCGTGAACTTCCCTTCCAGCTCTCGGTACTGGCTGGACATCTTCGCCACCGCGGGGTGGTCCGGCATGTCCGCGAACACCGGGTCTTTCTTCGTCCAATACGCTTTGTCGTCTGGCGACAATGCCCCCTTAACTTCCGCCGGCGGTTGACCATTCGCCGGGGCGGTTGAGCTGGTATCGGGTGCAGGCGTGCCGCCCTGCGCGGATGATCCCTGGCTACCACCCTCGACCACCGCAGGAGCGGCGGGCGTCTTGTTCCCGGTGACGGGCGGTTGCGGTTGCGTCGGGTTCGGTTTGATCGGGTCTTCCCAAAGCTGCTCCATGCTGGAGCCGCCATAGGCCATCGGGCCGTTATGGGCGGGCTGGGACGGTTGGGTAGGGGCAGCGACGGCCGGGGCAGCGCCGCCGGCATCCGCGGTGGGATCGCGGTAGAGTCGGAGTTTAAACATTGGTCATTCCTTTCTGGACGGGCTTGGCCCGAAGCAGTTCGTTCACTTTCGCGGATGCGAATTCAGGCAAGCCGGCAAACATGTGCAGGACTTCCATCTGCGCGTCCTTCACCAGGCGCGCGCGGTCGCCCTCGGAACCGATCGGGTGAAGGGTGCGATTCAACCCTTCGATCTTCAGGTGGATGAATTCCTCGAGGTCCGGACAGCTCTTGAACACCTGCGCCAGGGATTGCCACTCGGCGATGGTGAAGGTTTCTTTGGCCTTTCGGAACTCGGTCTTAATGCCGAACTCCACGCGCATCGGCCGCGTCCAGCCGAGGAGGCGCAGCACGAACGCGCCGAAGGCTTGCCAATGCTTACGCACTCGGGGCCTCCTCTAAGGCAGCAGGGGGCGGGGCGGGCTGCGCGGACGCCATAGGCGCTTGCGCTGGTTGTGATCCTAGGGCCGGCAGGGCCCCGCCTTGCTGAGGTGGAGGCATGCCGGGAGGTTGACCGGGCGGCCCGCCAGCCTCGGGTGGCTTGGCGAGCGGGAAGTAGCGGTTGAAGTCGTCGGGCTTGATCCCCTTGTCGCGGGCGATATCCCGAAGGAACTCGATCACATGCGAAGCGTCGCCGTTGGCGGTGACAACCTGCATGATCACGTCCTTGGCCATGTTGTAGAACTCGGCCTTGTTCATCGACTCCTGGTAGGGGTCCTGCGTGATGCTGTCGTGCTCTTCCCAGTTGTTGTTTTGCAGGATTCCGATCAGTTCTTCGTTGGAGAACTTTTGCAGATCCTTCATGGTGCGGTTGCGGCAGGTGAGCATGGTCAGGTGGCGCCCAATGGGTCGAATCCCGGTCTTGCAAATGGTCGCGATGCCGGCAGAGTCCCGGCGGCTGCCGATGGACGCCATGATCTGCGCGGCGGTCGCGGTGCCATTCTGCGCGCCTTCCTTCAGGCCCTGGGCGGTATCGCTGCGACCGGACTTCTGCTGATCGGGCTTGATAAACCGGTCCATGAACTCCATCGAGTCCTGCATGATCCCGGAGCGCCCCTCGCCGATGAGGCGCGGGAGAAGGTTCGGATTCGCGTTGTTCTTCATCCATACGAACCCGCGGGCGCCTTCGGGATTCAGGATGTCATTCGGGTTTTCGAGCTGGTCCGCCCAGAGGGCGATCCCGAGGTGCTGGCGGATGAGAATGTCATCCACCGAGAGGTTGACCATCAGGTTTTGCAGCTTCTGGTGCGTCAGGTTCGGCGCCAGCGGCGACCGGCCCTGCGGGAAGCTGTTGAATACGCTCGCGCGCGTGCGCGTGAACGGCCGGAACTGCTCGCCGCCGATATAAATCGGGTTGTAGTTGAAGCGGAGCAGGTTGTTATCCGCCCACATCACCACGTATTCATGGGGATCGTCCTCGAATCCCTTCACGCCGGTGAGGTCGCCCCAGTACTCGTAAGCGATGGTGCGTGGGCTGGTCTGATGCGGCAGGCCGCCGTTGGCATTGTCCGGATGGTAGAAGTAGGGGTCGGTGGTGGATTTCTTATCCCGCATGGATGCGAGGAGCGCGCCCACGCCGTCCTGCAAATACATGCGATCGCCCTTGAGGCGCTGGACATCGGCGATGCGCCACTCGCGCATGCAGCCTTCCCAGGACAGGTCTCGGCTCTTGCGGTAGTCGCCGGCCCAGTTCAGCGGGTGGATGCGCTCCAGCTCCGGGCCGTTGAGGATGGTTTGGAACCCCTCCTGCCAGTCGATCATAGTCCCGCCCCAGACCTGGGGGACGACCACGGGGAACTGGCCGTACTTCTGCACGCTTTGCCATTTGGTGTAGGAAATGCCGGACCCGAAGATCCAGGTATCGTCAAGGATTTCTTGGAACTTATCCATGCCGGACATGGCGTCCCATTCGTCGTTGACGTGCTGCTGGATCTTGTCAACCGTATCCTGCTGGAACCCGGGCTTTTTGCGGTAGATGAAAAGCGGGTTCGCCTTGGCGAAGATGTTGGTTGCGCCCTCTTTCAGCCCGTCGTATTCCGCCCGAAGCGCGGCGAGATAGAATCCGGAGCGGGTCACCTGCTCGGCGGTGCGGTAGCGCTGCTCAACGGCGTCGGATATGGCCTCGGACTGCCGGCGCCAGTTCTGGAAGGCGGTGGAGCGGTGGTAGGATTCAAACTGGTATTTGCAGTAGGCGATAATATCCTGCTGCATCTCCGGCGTGAGCCCAGCCTGGCCTCCAGCGGGCGCGCCTCCCTGCTGGGGGATGGATTGGGTCTGCATGCCGGCCGGGAGAACCATCAGTAGTTCACCAAGGCTTTCGAGCCGTTGCTGGCGTTGCGGATCGCTTGCTGCTTCAGGCCGCCGATCTCGGTCGGCGCGAACTGGCGCTCGGCGCGGACGCGCTCGGGCGGAGGCATCGAAAGGGCGCCCATCTCGCAGACCATGGCGCCAAGTACCAGATCGTCATGAACTCCGCCCTGGCCTTCGGGCTTGGTCTTGCCGGGCTTCACGGCGAATGCGGCAGCCTCGGTGTAGAACTCGTCATAGGGGATATGCAGCGGGTCGGCCTGGTCCTCGTAGGCCAGCTTGAGGTGGTCCAAACCGTCCTTGCGGGATTTCTCATTGGTGAGCCAGCCCAGGCCCTTGTAAGATTCTGCGTCGGCGTCGTGCTTGTAGATGTTCGCGTATTCGGATTCGAAGACCTTGACCTGCACCGCCGTGCCGTGGTTGTTGGTTTCAAAGATGACCTGCGCGTTGTCGTACCACTTGGCGATGAGCAGCAGCCGGCGGGCGAATTCCTGCGGCCCCCAATTGCCATGGGCGACGGCGACCATCTTGTTGGTGGCCCGGTCCTTAACCCAGATGCAATCCCGATCCCCGTCCGGATGGCCGCCACCGACGTCGCCGCCCACGGAATAGCGGTTCCGCCAGCCCAGGATCGGCGCATCCCAGACGGTCAGCCAGGACTCGCGCGGGTCGACGCGGACGCTATGGCCATCGGCCACCAAGCCGAATTGCAAGGGCGGGTGAAGTTTGTTCTTGGCCTTCCACGCCTCGCGCAGGGTGTCGGTCAGGGTCAGCGAGAGGAAGGCATGACCCGAGGTCTGGAAGGCGTGGCGGTAGTTGCCCGGGTACTCGCGATCGGTGTCCTTGATCGCGCCCACGGGGTCGCGGAAGAACCCCTTCTTCTTCAGCCGGGCCCGGCGCCAATAGAGCGCGCGCTTGATCTCATGCGGAGCGAGGCCGTAAGGCTTCATGTCCGCCATGTGTTCGAGTTCGGATTCCTTCAGGTAATAGCGGGCCTTGGAATCCAGCGCCTCGCCGGCGAATGGATCCTCTTCCATGCGCCGCTCGGGGTTCTCGAACCAGGCGAGGAAGATGGCGGTACGATCACCCCAGCGGTACACACCGGGCTCGCCTTCGACGGGCTCGCCCTTTTCCACGATCTCCATGAAATCCTCGTAGGCGCCGCCCTGCGCACCGTTGCCGGTGGATTCCAGGAGGATGCGCGCGCCTTCGGGAAGCGTGTCCAAGGTGCCGTTGAGGATGGCGCGATACCATTCCCAAAAGCAGACCTCGGTCCCGTGGAAGAAATTGCAGTTGAAGGAGCGGCCAAGCTTATCCGCTTCTTCTTCGCCCATGCTGGCCTTGATCGACCAGGCGTCGAAGCTGCTGCGGTGCTTGAGTTGCAGCTTTTGGACGTTGTTTCGCTCGGGCTCGGCCTTCATCCAGGCGGGCCATTCGGTGAAGAAGGTCCGTACCCGCTCGAACATCTTCTGCGTGGTGTCAGCGTTCATGTTCAGCGCGAGCACGTCCTGGCCGGGCTTTTCCATCATCTGCCAAAAGCCGATACCATTCCCGAGGCTGGTCACGCCGTCGCGGCGTGGTTTGATGACGAGCGTGAATTCGCTCATGTTCCGCGCGACCTTCTGCTGCACGCTATTGGGGACGAACGGGCGCATCACACCTTGCTTATCCTTGATACGCAGGAACTCGGGGAAGCCTTTCCCGTAGGGATCCTTACGAGCCGCGGTAATCCTCGCCTTGGCCTCGGCGGGCGTCAACGGATTTCCACCTGTTCACCCTGCACAATGCGGAGGCACACCATCGACCAGGCGCCGGGAGGGGTGATCTCGGGGCAATAGAAGGAAACGGAGGTGGTGATGGACCGGGCGATGAGGGTGAGTTCGGTAGGGGCGCGGCCATGGATGCGGTGGAACTCAAGGATTCCTTCCTTGATCCACTCGCTGGAGGGAAGCTTGCCGTCGATGAAGGTCTCGTGCAGCTTGATCACGTTCTTCTTCGGGATCTCGACGCCCTGGTAATTGGTCTCGGCCTTGTTCGCGCGGTCGGCGCGCTTGCGCTGCTCGTTGGTGATCCAGCGATCGCCGTGGCGGGTGGGGCGGACGTTGGGAGCGTCGCTCATACCGGCAAGGCCTCGGGCACGGTGGCGGATTCGAGGATCTTTACCCTGACTTCCAACGCGGCGTATCGCTCGGCGTACTCGGTCAGGTCTCTGGTGAGCAATTCGACCTGGGCCATCAGGCCCACGCAAGCCTTCTTTATGGCCGCCCATTCTTCTTGTTGCTTATGCGTCATGAATGCCCCTGAAAGAAGGCCAGCATCTCGGCGGGGAAATCGACGGCAACGGACTCTTGGGCCTTTAGGCGCGGGATGATGCGTTCGGCATGGGTCAGGCCCTTGTCGATGGCATCCAGGTTCGGTTGGCCCTTGTTGTTGCGGGCTTCCAGCAGGGTATGCAGCTTGCTAGCGAAGTAGTCGTCATCCATTCCGCGGCGCTTAGCGGCCTCCAGCATACCCTCTTCACGCTTTTCCTGCACTTTCCTTGCAAGGGATCCCTTTTCCCAAGGACCCTTCAACGGATTGGGCAAACCACGCTCGGCCCAATTGGCAATGGTGCGCGGGGATACGCCTACGCGCTCGGCAATCTCAGGATGGGACAAGGAGTCTTTTTCCCACAGGATGCGTGCGCGGGATTGCTTTTGGGCGGGGGTTTCCTTAGCCATGCCATGCCCGCCAAGCGTCGGCGATTGGTAAGGCTACGGGGGATAGGGCGAGGAATAGGCCGACGACGGCGCATGTGGCAAAGCCCCAGATCACAAACAAAGCAGCGCGGTCCTGGCCCACATAGGCAAGGGTAGGTCACGCGGGAGTTACGGTGTCGATTAGTAGGGGTTAACCTTGTCCATTAGAGGCAACATTGTCCGCGATTGGTGGTATATTTGGCTCATGGTCACCACCGAAATGATTTCCCCGGCACAGTTCAAAGCGCGGCGTATTCTGGCGGGGCACAAGCAAGAATCCCTGGCGTGCGCACTCCGTTGCTCACGGAGCACCATCAAGAATTTCGAGCGGGGAAAAGTCCACCGGTTACATGTGGTCCGGTGGGAAGACTTGGCCCGGGAGCTACGGCTGGACCGGGCGGCGTAGGCTTTCTACCCGCTCAGATTCCCGCTTTTTATGCTCTTCCGCAGCCTTTTCGCCGCACCACCATTCCGGCTCTGGCCATGCCCCATTCAGGAAATCGCGCAGGCGGGCTATCCCGTCAGGATCCAGGGTTAGGGTCACCGCGCAGTCCTCATAGCTCGCGCAAACAGCAAGCGTTCCGTCTGATTTCTTGGCAACGTCCAGGTTGGGCAGCGAGATCGCGTCCTTCATCCCTTCTTCTCCCTCATCCGCCCCGCCAAGGCCACAAAAAGCACGCCATAGCATTGCCGGCATTTCGAGCATACGTATTCCGGACGGCGAGGCCGCTTACGCAACTTCCCGGGTAGCCTGTATCTGCAATCGGGGCAAAACCTTGCATCAAGTTTTACCACCGTCTCCATCTTGCCAAACGGAGACTCTCGCCACCATTTCCTGATAACTCGTCGGCCCTGCGCGTTCATCCCCGTTCCTTCATCCACAACCTAAGCGCATAGCCGAATTGGCTTAGACCAGCAGAAAACCACCCAAAAAAAGCATACCAATTTCTCTCCGCGATCCCAAAAGCAGAAGCCCCAAATGCGGACGCTGCCCCGACAGTAGCAACCCATTTCATGTTTTCGGATCCTTTCCCGCCATCCACTCCATGGCCGCCCCGCGTGTTTCTCCGGATACGCAGCCCCCGGATCTATTGGCCCAATCGCCGGGATAAGCTGTCGCCAAAAGTGCCGATAACGACAGGCATATTTTCCGGTTTAACATGGTGCATCACCTTCCTTTCTTGTTTAGGAATTCTTTCGCCGCAATGTAGGCGCGACAGATGGCCTCGGGGCGGGTGGGGGCTGAGCCATCCTTTATGAAGCAGCATTTTAAGCCGCCGGGAATTTTCAAGGCGATATCCCCGTCCCTCGAAATTATCCCAAAGGTGGCGATCCACTTCTTTTCCTCAGTGATTTGCAAAGCGAAGTCGCATTCGCACGCGGTCAGGATCTCGTCCACCAGATCCAGGGCCTTGGTGTCGGAGGTGGACCAGAGGCCCAGGCGCTGAATTTCTCCCGTTTCCACGCTCTTTACCATCAAGCCCTGTGGCGCCGCAAAGAAATCCACCTCCGGCCATTGGCTTTCGTTGAAGGTTCCGATTACCTCCCACCCCTTCAGCCAGGCTATCTTCCGGTCAAGGTCGTTCAATGCGCCCCCCTCACGATGCAGGTGGTGATCCCCAGGAACAAGGCGTAGCAAACGATAAAAGTGAACATCTTTCCTCCAAAGGTAAAAAGCCGGGGAACCGCCCCGGCGGCGGGCTGATTTAGATCAGCGCTTCACCTTGCCGCCTTTCTTCTTCTTGGCCATGATTTTGATCACCTCCTTCCGGGGTTGATGGTGCAACTCATGTGTGTTACCTCGCTGGTATCGGTCCAAGTGGTGGAGTTGTATTGGAGGCAAGAGGCGGGGGCCTCGTGATCCTCGTAGATGGTCTTGGGTTCGGTCAGACAGCCAGTTAGAGCCAAGCCGGCAGCAATCACCAGGCCGCGGATCTTCTTGAGCTTGTTTCCTGATTTGGATTTCATAGGATTCCTTTGGTTTTAGATTGGGATTCTGGTTGCGGTTCGCGCGGGGCGCTCACCGAGCTGCGCTCTAAGAGCGGGCCAATATGCGCCAATAATGCGTCGGCTTCAGCTCGCCAACGCTTTTTCTCGAAATCGTTTTCGTAAATCCACTTGGCACCTTGAGAGTCCATATTGTACAGATATTCGGCCACCGCCTCCCGCAGGGCGTCCAGGCTCCCCACGGGGCGGGCGCGTAGGCGTTTGACCTCGGCAATGAGGGCGTCGATATCCTCCCGTGCATGAGCGACGAATGCGGCATCGTTTCCGCCTTGCAGCCCGCTGGACATGACGCGGAATAGCTGACGGCCGGGAAGCGCGGTAATCACCCCGTCGATTTCAACGCCCCGGTGAATTGTCCACCAGTCTCCGCCGCGCTCGGAATGGCAGCATTTGACCCACGGGCAATCCGTGGTCGCCTTGCGCCTGCGCTCGATGGCATCCAGGTCCAGGCCCTTGCCTCCCCCTTCCCCGGCGCTCGCCTCGGGACAAGGCTTGGAGCGCGCCGTGATATGTTGGATGGCCTCGATGGCCAAGCCGCGGATGATATTGTCCAGCCCAAATTGGTCGCAACGGGCAATAATCAGTTCCATGCAGGTTTTTATCCCCTGAATGTCCGAGGCGGGGACGATTAGGTGCGCGCTGTTGAAATTTGATGAATTTTCCATTAGTTACCTCGCCGAAAGATATTTTTGAAATCTCAATTAAAACCCTTGCTTCGGGTGTACAATGGGTGTACATTATAGGCATGAGCAACACGGAGACCTCGATGAACACCATGACCCTCGCCCAGCAGATTGCCGACCGCATCCACGCCGAATCCAAGGCCAATCCTCGCGGATTCTATACCGCCGCCGCCCGCCGTGCTGCCGCCCAAGACAAGAGGATGGAAGAGGCCAAAATCGCACGCCTCCGCAATGGCGGGATCACGGAAAACGACTGATGCCAGCCAAGAAGTACGACGAGCCCATCCGACTCTCCCAGCGGTGGCCAAAGACGCTTCTGGATGCGGTAGATGCTGCCGCCGCAGCCCGAGGGTGGACCGCGACCCAATGGCTTCAGGAGGCCTCCAGGAACGAGCTACGCCGCCAGGAGCGGCGAAAGCGAAACGCCCAGACCTAGCCCCGGCGCTCGCGTTACATTGCATAGTGCATCCTCAGATAGCGGTTAGGTTTGATCTCGACGTAGACGAATCCCGCATAAGAATCGCCGCTGTACCCGCCGTTTTCGTACTGGTAGACCCACTCCCATTTAAGGGCTGGGTATTCGCTCTTTTGCTTCTCCGCGCGCGGCGTGCTCTTGGTGAAAGCAAGCGTGTGGCACCCGATTTCCTCCATCAGCTCGCAAAGCTGGGTCATGTACTTTTTCGTGCGGAGTGCGGCGACAATGCTTAGGCGCCGGCCTTCATGCCTTCCGTGCCGCTCCCACTCCCGCTCCATCTGCTTTTGGTAATCGTCCATGGTGCTGGAGGTATCTACGGCCTCCCCGGCGCTCGGATGGCTAGACATGGGGGGCCTCCTTGGATTTGGCAATAGAGTCCGGGTGCGGCCCTAACCCGTGCACGTACTGGATGTGCTCGTAGATCCCTTCCTCTTTTTGCGTGTCCGGGTGAACGATGGTAATGACTCCGCCGGCCGCCTGGTAGACTAAGGCGTGAGCACGGGCTAACTCGGCTATTTGGTCGTATGCTTCGCTCGGCGTCATGCTTCCTTCCCCTTCTCCCCGGCCCCGGGTCTTGGAATGGATGGATCATAAGCCCATGGCCGCTCCGCGCGGTCTTTACGATCGCAAGGCTCTTGCCGATCGAGCATGGCCTCTAAATTTTCCTCGCTCCATTCCAGCATGCCGGAATCGGAATAAGAGCGTTCATCGGCTTCGGAAATACATTCCAGATTGCATCCCAAATGGAACATGAGGAATTTAGGCAGGACCAACCATGAATCAATTAGGACGTTCGGACCCTTCGGCGTACCGCTAGTAGAGGCCGCATTGCAGGTTTCGTTGCAGTCCTTGCAGAGCATGAAATAGTAGGTGCTCATGGCTGGGCCCCCTTCTCCCCGGTGATCTCAGGGGCCCCGCGCAGGGTTGGAACGTTTGGGTATATCCCCATCATTTTTTCCACGTTGCAGAGCATGTTTTGCGCAACAGCTAGCTCGTCAGGCTCAAAGCCGGCAGGGGGCGGGTCGTAAACCATTTGATACCGCCACTTTCCCGATTCGACGAGGTGCCCACGTCCTGTCGCTTCCAAATAGCCCATGACATAGCAGTCTTTGAGGTCGCGCATGGTTAACCCGCGGATTTCAGTTTTTCCGCGTTCTCCTTGGTCGGTATGAGGCTGCCCATTATATGGCCTTTCCCGATCATTGCGGTAATCGGAACTACCCCCAACCGACCAAAGAGCGAAAGCGAGATTCTTTGAGAATTTCGGGTCGCTCGCATCCAATATCGGTACCCCATCGGGCAATAAAGCATTGCTCATTCCGCCCCTCCTTCCGGGGCCTGGGACACAGGTAACACGGGAGTTACGGGGGAAGATTGTTCCGCGTCGGAAGCCTCCGCGGGCTTCGCTTCGCTCGCCTGAAATTCCTTCCAGCAGGCATCCACGCCTTTTACACCTCGCAGATGCTTAAAACTTTCCTTGTAGCCCGGCCCCTGGGCGGCTATCGCCGCATCCCATCCTAACGAGAAAGCCGTATAGAATGCCTCCCGTATTTGGCCGTCCCCGGCCCGCTGGAGCGGAAGCGGAGCGGAAACTCTCCTCTGTTCCTCATCGTATCGAAGTAGTGCCTTTTGGCTTTCAACGATCAGGCGTCCTTCTACGTGCCCCTTGTCCATGTGGTTACTGCAAAAAATGCACGCCCCAAAACGATCCCAATATCTTCCATCAGATACCGCCAGCTTCCGCAACTGGCCGATTAGATTCAGGGCTGAAAAATAGGCACACACCAATTTCACCAATTTTGGATCTAGCCCGGCTCCCTCCTTCTCTCCCTCCTCACTTCCCACCCTCGCATAAGGCGGCAAGCAATTACAGGGCTTTGAAGCGTCGATCGTTTTCACGCAGAAATCCCAATGCGCTCCTTTCGCCGCCTCCCGTCCCTCCCCCGCCTGGTACCTTTCGATTTCCTCATTCAGGACGCGGCACGCCCAACCCATCACCTCAGCCCGGAATTCATCCGCGGGAGCGGTATCCCAATCGTCGCGCATCACCCGCAAAGTCCCGCAGCATAGAACTCCGTTGTTATAGCGCCACTTGCCGGTAAGGGGAGGCTTTGTCACTGCGGGACCCGTGGACGCTGATCCGGGCTGGGCGGCCCATTCTTCCTTTTCCTGCTTTTGCTGTAGGATATCTCCGAGGCCTTCCGCTTCGTTGCGCATCCGGCCTGCATAATCCACCAGCGTTCCGATCGCGCCAGATAGATCCTTTGCTTCGCTGGTTATGCTTTCGCCGATTTCCCCCGGGAGCTTGTCTACCGCTTCCCGAATCGCCTCCCATAGTTTTTCCGGGGGCTCGTTCGGACAGATATCGTACTCACCATCGCTGGAATGATCTCCCATCCTCCACCCGCAGGAACGGCAACGGGCATCGTAATCTTCCGGTATCACGGGGGCGTCGGTGGAAGTGGGCACGGGAGCGGCCAGAGCTGGAGGCTTGCAGCCTTCAGGACAGGGCATACGAAACCGATCGGACGCGAGATATCCCGTATCCCCGCAGCGGTAGCACGGCCCGGCGGCGGGCACGGCAGTCGTCAAGGATTCCTTGGCTACTGGGGTGGACAGGGTGGCGCGATTCTTTTCCCACGCGGCTACGGCGCATCGTCTGCATCGATATGCGCGTTTGTCCGAAACGAATGGCTGTTTGCAATCGGCGCAATGACCGCCATACCCTCCTGGAGCGTAGCCGAATGGCCTCAAATCCTCATCTATGGGGGTGGCCAGGCCGCTGCACGAAGGTTGATAAGCGAGGTTGACCTTGAGACCAAAATCATCGTAACAGCCCGCCAGATAGGCGGTCAGGTGCGAGAGTATAGACTCGCCCGAGGTAGACCGGACGATGCGGCATAGGTCATGCAGCGACCGCCAGAGGTCCCGGTTAATTCCCGCGGGTGGGGCTTCTCGATCCGCCGTCCAATTCGGGTCCAGCCCGGCGGCCGGCACGGGAGAGGGGGAGGCCAGGGCGGCGCGGAGGCGGCGAACTTCGGCCATGAGGGCGTCAATATCCTCCCGAGCATGAGCGACGAATGCGGCGTCGTTTCCGCCTTGCTGCCCGCTGGACATGACGCGGAATAGCTGACGGCCGGGAAGCGCGGTAATCACCCCGTCGATTTCAACGACCCGGTGAATTGTCCACCAGTCTCCGCCGCGCTTGGATTGGCAGCATTTGACCCATAGGCAATCCGTGGTCGCTTTGCGTCTGCGCTCGACGGCTTCCAGGTCCAGCCCGGCGGCCGGGGACCCAGTGTTCGATCCCTGGGGGGTCATTTTGACCTCGCAGCATCGATCACCGATTGGACGGTGTACATTTCGGGGTTTGAAACAGCGATTGCGGCCTCATATCCATTAATAATTGTTGCCGCTATCAAACCGATCATTATCAGGCCTCCGATGATGATCGTGAAGATATGGGCCGGATTTAGCGAATCTGCCTCACTCCATTTCTTTGCCGCCTTTTTAAAGCGGAAGAAAATGAAAAGAAAAACGCCGAGAGCCAGAGCACATGCCGCTGTGCAAATGATTTGCTGTGTGACAATAAACCGCACGTATTTTTCTCCTACGTTTTGCAACGTTGGGGCCGCTTTCTGCCAACCTTCCGAAATCTTGGAAAAGGCAAAGTTGATCGTTGTCGTGTCGATCATGGTTTAACTCCTTGGGATGGGAACGGGGTGGGTAGCTGGGATGTTACGGGGTCTTGTTGCGGTTCGCTGGCGCTCACCGCGCCTGCGGCCAAGAAATTCCGGATGGCGGCTTCGGTCTCGTCCCATCCGTAGGTAACATGCACGTTAAGCCCAGAATGCCATTTGGATTGGGACTGGTGCAGCTTGCCGGCCTCGGTTTTGATCTCGATGAACCGCACCTCATTGCGCCCACCCGGTAGCGGACGAAAGAGTAACAGGTCCGGCAGGCCGGATAGGTACTGGTAGACAAATACCCGCGTCCACTCGGGAGCGTAGACGCGCAGGAACCCGAGCAGCTTGTCCGGGATGCGGAAGAACCGGATCCCCAAGGCAATGCAGAGATCTTCCGCCATCGATTGAAGGTCTTTTTCCTTGATAGTGACCTTGGAAGTGCGGGGTTTCTTTCGGGAGCCAGGCGGGGCAATGAAACCCTTTAGCTTGGCCATCTCGGAATACTTGGGGTTGGCCTTGAGTTTCACCGGTTCGCCCCCGCCATCGTCGCTTCCAGCGTCACCCGCATTGGCAGCCACCACCGGGCCCGGTACCGCGCACAATCGCTCTCCGGGATCTGGATCGTGCACCAGCAATCCTTCTGCTGAAGGTGCATGGTATGCTCGCACTTGCGGCACCACCAGCCCACTTGCTTTTCCCGCTTCATCCCATCCCTCCGAGAGCCGAAGGCTCGGCGAGCGAAAGCGAGCCGGACAACTGCATTTCCCAATCTTCTCTCGCTTCCACGTAATCCCTTCCGTAAGCAATAGGCATGGTCTCGGCAGGGCAGAAGCACCAACCCCCGATCCGAACTTCTCCGGGGTACTCGTTGATATCCGCAGGCCATCCGCAGCGGCACGGGGTGGGGCGGAAGAGGTCGAGGGTCACGCGAACATCCCAACCTAGTTCGCATCTTCCACGATCGGCCGCTTAACCGGTCCCGGTGCATAGGTGATCTTCCGCAAGAGGTCGGTAGCGCACCATTGGCAGAAGAGTTTTTTCGACCGGTTCATCTTGACCGTTGTAAGCTGGCAGATCCCCTTCCGCTCTGGGTCCCGGGATTTCTCCAAATGCTTTTCTTGGCAGCGAGCAAACCCGGAGGTTCGGCCGACCCGGTACTCCATCTGGCACTGGCGCCCGCAGCCCTTGAGGAGGTCTCCGAATTCCTGTTCGGTGGTGGCTCCGCCGTCTTTGTTCTTTTTCAAAAGTCCCTCCTTTGGCTGGTCCAGCCGTTGCGCTTGTGGGTCACGATTCTCAGGCCGGCGCGGAGCGCGTTGATTTGCCGGTATAGCTCCGCACAGCGTGCCAGGGTCCCCGGCGTGCGTTGACGGCTTTCCCAGGCCAACGCCTCACGCAGGTCCGCTACCGAACGCATGCGCTCGGCTTTCTTTTTCCGTATTTCAGGGGCCATAGAAATCCCCATGGCTGGTTTGGCGGTCCTTGTAACTCTGGGGCGGTTCGGTACGATTTCCGCCGTGATTCTCGAAGCTGGATAAGGGGTGGTTGAAGCGCAGGAGAATGTCCCCCGGCGACCCGTTGCGGTACTTGGCGATAATCAATTCGGTATCTCCGTACTGATCCTCTGGAACATCCTTGTATTCGCTTTCGCGATAGACGAAGAGAACGATGTCCGCGTCCTGCTCGATGTTGCCTGACTCCTGGAGGTCGGAGAGAACGGGCCGCGCATCGCTACGCATGTCTGGGCCGCGGGATAGATGGGAGATAGCGAGGATTGGAACATCCAAATCCTTCGCGGTGTTTTTTAAAGCTTCTGATATTTCCGCAATGGCTAGGCGCTTATCCTTCTGCCCCGAATCCGGTCGCATCTTCTGAAGGTTATCGATGACCACCAGGTCGAGCCCATACTTGGCCCGATGCCGGCGAACCTTGGAGAGCATGCGCAACGGGGTAAGCATGGTGGCTCCGTCGATCATCCACTTCATTTTCCGGTCGTTGAATTGGGGCGCAGCCATGGCCAGCTTGGGATATTCCCGGTCCGGGAGCTTGCCCTTACGCAAGAGTTCGCCATTGACCCTGGCGCGCGTGAAGAGGTGCCGCTCTACAATCTGCCGGGCCGCCATTTCGAGGGAAAAGAAGCAGACTGATTTCCGTTGGTCGATGGCGACAGACCCGGTAATGTCCAGGGCGAGGGAGGTTTTCCCCATGCGCGGCCGCCCGCCAAGGATGATCAGATCCCCGCGCTGCAAACCGGAGAGGTGGCTATCGAGGTCGATAAGCCCCGTCCGAAGCCCGGTAATCGCTCCCTTCGACTGGCGCTCCATCACGTCGAAGACTTCCGGCATGTACTCCCAGACCATTTTCTCCGTCGCTTCGCCCCCGCCGGCGCCAACCAAGGCCGCAGCCTCGGCCATGCCTGCAATCTCCTGGATGGGTCGCGTAGCGTCTCCCAGGGCTTCCAAGGCCTGAGACAGCCGCGCCCGCATCTCCCGCCGCTGGCTGGCCTCCTGGACCGTCCGAGCGTATTGGAGCGAGTACCCGGGCCCTCCGAAGATTCCAGCCAGGTCAAGAACCATGTCCCCGGCCGCGCGGTCCCGTCCTGAGGCTGCCAGAGCGTTTTGCAGGGTCACGGCATCCACCTTCACGCCCGCGGCAGTCATGGCCACCAACTCGGCGTAAATCGCCTCATGCGGACGGAAGGTGAAGTCTTCCGGCTTGAGGAGGGGGATCACCTCCAGAATTTCATCCGGGTAGGAAATCAGGGCGGCAAGCAAGGCGCGTTCGGTTGTATCGCTCATGCGGTAATCCTCGGGCGGGTTGGGCGCGGCCGCTCGTTCGGCGCGAGCTTGGGCGCGGGGGCATCCTTGAGGATTTCCCAGTTGGACAGGACCGCTTTCGGCGTGAACGCGGTGGAAAAGTGCAGGCGGTAGTTTCCGGCCCGGCGCTCCACCTCGGGGACGGTGGCGCCCTTGGTTCGGAAATCCACGCACTGCTGCCAAAGCCGCTGTTCGTCGGCGATGGTCTTGGGCTCCAAGCCGAAGATTCGGCAGAGCGGATCCCAAAATTCGTCCTTTGCCGAAAGCGTTTTCAGCGCGGCCGCGGCGGCTCCGAGGTTCGGCGGGCCTGGGGGCGCGGGCATCAGATGCCCCGGATCGACCGCGGCCAGGACGGTTCGGACGTGCGCGGCCCCTCCCCTTGGATCCCCTCCGGGAGAGGAAGAAGAACCTTCTACCTTCACCCCCGCGGGGCAGTCCTCAAGGATTGCTTGAGGAATGCTTGGAGCATCCAAAGGACCGGGATGCCATCGAGCCGATGCTGCTTTTTTTGATTTTTCGACAGCACGGGATTTAAACTCTTTCGCCTTTCTGATTTCCTCCACTTGGCGCTTCTGCATCCAGCATGCTCCAAGCATCGGGTGATCGATGAGGGTGAAGAACCGCTCAATCGTCGGTTTGATGGTTCGCCATTGGTCCACCGGAAGCCTGGATACCGCGGAAAGGTTTCGCTCATTTGCCGCGATCATCCCGTCATTCCGCCAACCGTGGGCCAATATCAAGAGATATGCCCCATGTTCAAGCGTGGATAGGTGCATCGTGTCGGCGAGATATTCCGCAATATGCCAAGGCATCCAGGCGTCAATGTCAGCCATGGGCCCTTTCGATTTTCGTTGCGTTCGAGGTAATGGGAAAAGTCTTTGTATCTGGGGTATTCCGCCTTTTTGAGGCGGCAGGATAGAGAAAAAAAATATGGGTCGAGACAGGAAATCCGCTCCGAGGAGCGCGCCCCGCGCTCGGCGACCGCAGGGAGCCGTCCAGATCCTTCTCCCTCTTCATCCCTCACCACCATAATTAGTGGTATAGGATGGGAGGGGGCGGGCCGTAAGACCCGCGGGGACTACCGGTAGAGGCCGGCGGCGATGGTATTGGCCAAGGTCTCTTCCACGGCCTGCGGCATGTTTTCCGGCAGGTGGTAGGCCACGGCCTCCAGGGCATGCGCCCGACGCCGAAACTCTTCCGCCTGCTGGAGGAGCATTTTCCGCGGCGAGACGCGCGAAATCGAGGCTTGTCCGCACAAATCCTGTGCCGGCTGCGGCCTGTATTCCTTGCCTAAAATATCTCTGTCGTGCATACGTTTCCTTTCGATAATCCGGGGTCCGCCCGGCGCGGTGATCCTGGGGCTCGGGGAGAGGGAAGATGGACGGCCCCCTGCCGCGCGTGAGGTCGCGGTAAGACAAGGAATGATCAGCCCCGGGGGACCGTCCAAAAGTGGCGCCAGGGCAGCAG